ATCAATCGTACTCAACATCGACAGCCCTGGCGGAATGTCCGATCTTATTATGGAGATGGGCGATGAAATCTTCTCTGCTCGCGGCCAGAAGCCTATTGTTGCTGTAGCTAATACGACAGCCGCTAGCGCTGCGTATTGGCTAGGCTCGCAAGCCGAGAAGTTTTACGTTACTCCATCAGGGCAAGTAGGTTCAGTAGGTGTGTATACCGTCCATCAGGACAAAAGTGCACAGCAGGAGAAGGAAGGTATCAGTACGACTATGATATCTGCTGGCAAGTACAAGGTAGAGGGTAGTCCGTTCGGCCCTCTTAGTGACGATGCTAAAGAACACATGCAGGAGCGTGTAAATGAAACATACAATGAGTTCGTTAGTGCTGTTGCTAGAGGTAGAGGAGCAAGCGAAGAAATCGTTAAAGAAGCGTATGGCGATGGTAGAACGTATCGAGCCAAAACAGCTTTAGCGATGAACATGGTAGATGGTATAGAAACACTCGATTCGGTGATGGGCGGTATGATGGAGTTCTCGACAACGGGCGGTTATGTTTCTGGCTCTAGTACAAGTACAAGTGGTCAGTGGACATATGTACCGCAGATTACGTTTTCAACGGATGAAAAGGAAGGTGAAAGCATGGAACCACTCACTCCTGAGACACTGGCACTTTTGGGTCTTAGTGAGGATGCTACTACTGAGGAAATCGAAGCGGCAGTAACGCAGATGGCTACTGAAATCGCTCCACTCCGTAATGCGGTTGCAACGCAGACCGCTTTCGCGGAGCAGTTCCCCGAGCAGGCAGCTATGCTTGAGGATCTAAAGGCGCGTAATACAGAGCAGTCTGCCAAACTGTTTAGCGAGGCTTATGCTCAGTTCTCAACTGATAGCAGTCATGGTTTTTCGGCTGTTGCTCTTGAGATGATCTCTGATACGCATAAGAAGATTTCTGCTGGTGGCGTTACTCACGATGATTTCAAGGAGTTCCTTGATCTCTTCTCAACTAAGGCCGCTATCGTGGATTACACGGAGCGTGGTACGAGTCGTGAAGCTGAGGCTATTACGGCTGAGTCAGGTAAGGATGCTGCTACGCAGATTGCGACACTGGCTCACGCTGCTGTTGCTGAAGCGGGTGGTAGTTCTAAGCTGTCATGGGGTGACGCACTCGCACAGGTCGCGGCTGCTAATCCTGAGCTAGCTGCAATGTATAAGGAATCAGTGGGAGGCGGTGAATAATGGTAGCGTATGGTAATTACGGAATCGCAAAAGGCTATGACGCCGACTCTGAGATTCTCAAGTTCACGGCAGTTACGTGGGGCGCAGATGCAGAGAGCGTTGTAGCTGTTACAGTTGCAGGCTCGTCCGGCGTCGGTATCTCACAGTTCGACTGTCTTACCGCTGAGATCGCTCGGGGTAAGGGTGTTACTGTGATGGAAGACGGTATTACCGAGTGGATTCTCGGTGATACTGTTACTCGCGGTGATCGTGTAACGGTTGACACTAACGGATTCTGCGTTCGTGCTGCTGGGTATGACTTCCTGTGGGGGGTTGCGCGACAGTCCGGTACTGCTGGTCAGCGGATTGCTGTGAGTCTGGAAGACGTTAAGAACCGCAACGAGACAACGACGTAAGGGAGGTGACGAGTAATGGCAATGTATGATCCCGGTAAACTCTATGTAGATCCTATTCTAACCGGCTTCTCGGTTGGTTGGCAGGATCAGCAGTTGTACGGCGAACGGCTGTTCCCCGTTACTTCTGTAAGCACTCCATCAGGACGGTATCGCGTTTATGACCGTTCTAACTGGATTGCATTCCCGTCGAGGCGTGAGCCTGGAACGGTTGCTAATGAGGTTCGTGGGGGTAAGTGGGCGGAAGACACGTTCAATACCCGCGAGCATTCTCTTCAGGCTGCTGTTGCTGATGAGGAGATGCAGGAGCTTCATTCGCAGGGTGGTTTGGCTAATCCCGTGTTCGGTGGCGGATTGCAGCTTGATCCACACCGTGACGCGACTGAGCTTATCACTCGTTCGATCATGTTGGAGCATGAAGTCAAGGTTGCAGCGGCTATCCGTGATTCTGGTAACTATGCGGGTGGTCACGTTGTTACTCTGGCTGCTGCTACGAAGTGGAGTGACTACACGTATGTCACACCCGGTATTGTTGAATCGGTTATTTCAAACCCGGTTGCTGATATCCGTGCAGCTTGCTTCAAGGTGTATATTGCTACAGGACGTTGGCCGAATACGATGACGGTTCCGATTGATTCTCTCGGTGTTATTGAGGGGCATCCTCGTGTCGTGGACCGCTTCAAGAACTTCGCGCTCAACGACGGAGATCAGTGGAAGTCACTGATGAATGTTCCGGCACCAGAGAATCTGTTTATCGTTGATTCTAAGATCAACTCAGCGAATAACATTGATGCTGCTGAGAACATTGCTAGCCTGTGGGGACAGGACGTGTTCATCGGTCTTGTTGACCCGAATCCGGGTCAAAAGACATTCACGTTCGGTAAGACGTTCGCGCAGATCTATCCAGACGGTTCAACAAGGCCCACTGACCGTTGGCGTGAAGAAGAGCGGAAGAGTGATATCGTTCGTACTTCGTACAAGTACGATCTTAAGGTTATCTCTGACACCGCTGGTTATCTCATCAAGAACGCAGTCGCAGCAGTCTAAACAGGAGAGTGAAAGATGGCAACTAAATACTACACTTGGTCACCAATTAGAACAGATAGTGGCGTAGTGGAAACAGGCACCGTAGTTCTCCCAAAGGATTTCGGTGCTGATTGGAAAGACCTCGTAGAGTGTGGTGCCATTCGTACTAAGCCGTATCCTAAAATGCCTGCCACATGGCAGGGTAGTGTTAAGAGTTTTAGGAACGAGCAGTTGCGAAAGCTGAACAGTGAAGTTGATCTTGACCTTGACGATCTGTTCGATGAGGAGGAAGAAGAAGCAGTAGCCCTTTAGGGGGCTACTGCTTCTCCTCATTATGGCTGCTAATCTCTACGCAACCCTGGACGACATCAATGCTCATCTACCTGTTGAGCAGGGTAAAGCACAGATCATGGACGGTCAAGATGATCTACTACAGATCGACGCTTATCGACTGATTCGTGGCAGGCTCTCAGGCACGTTCGATCTCACTGTAATCAACACTTGGACTAGCCCTGCTGCTACGCCTGAGCAGATCCGTCAGATAGCCGGAAAGATTATTGCGGCTAAGTGGTACGCACTGCTTGTATCGGAAGATGAAGCAGATGGTTCGCTGTTCGCACAGACGCTTTACAACGAGGCTATTGCTGCTCTCAACGATATCCGCAATGGTACCATGACAGTGATTGGTGTAGACGGCACTGAGCTAGAGAACTCAGCGCTAATTGAGAGCAGCTTCTGGCCTAACGACACATCACCACCGCCCTCATTCACAGTAGAAGAGAACTGGGCCTAATGCCTGTACTATTTAATCCTAAGATTGGTCAGACTGATGCTGGCTTAGGTACTGGACCGGGGACTCTGTTCTCTCCGTTTATTGATGCTAGAGATTTTGATGCGGCTGCTCGCGCAATTTTTGAATTAGCTGACTGGATAGAAGATGTAGAAGAGCCGCTTGAGGTTGCTAAAAAAATAGCTATCAATGACATGGACCGACGTTTTATCAAGCAGGAAGACCCTTTCGGTATTAAATGGGAAGATTTGGCACCTGCTACTGAAATAGAAAAGTTCAAGGATGTAGGATTCGTTTTACCGATTTTGACTAGAACTAGTGCATTGCGTGATGCTGCAACAGACGAAGCGGCGTGGTTTGTACGAGGAGATTCAGTTATGTTCGATACATCTGAATTGCCATCGTATTGGAAATACCATCAGCAAAAGGGTGGGCGCGGTGCTATTAAGCGGCTTACCCGTCCGAAAAATAGTAAGAAGTTTTTAGAGATGTACCCGGCTAGCGAACCTTCTGTTGATGAGTCTCACGCGATGCCTCAGAGAGCATTTATTGGCTTGAGTAAAATGGCTGAAGAGGGAATTGAGTCTGTAATTGATGCTTGGGTTACAGCAGGCTTAGAAAAAGCCGTTGTTAAGTTTAAACAGCATCAAACTCCTCAATTTGGTATTGGCTCCGTTTATCGTGGCGGCACTGTTAGATCTGTTGCGCCGGGTTCTCATGGTAGAATGCAGTATCGAGTATCAGGTCCAGGATTCGGCGGTAGATTTGGGCCTATGCTATAATGGCAATGGTAACTGACACCTGGGAGTTAGTCGATATGATTGCAGATCGACTAGACGCACAATCTGGGCCATTAGGAATAAAGTTCGTGGGAAGATACGATGAGAAGATTATACCTGAGTATCCTGCTGTTGTAGTCGTCCCCGGATCTAGGGCAAAAGAGTTACACGGTACTCATACTTTTCAAATTGCTCTACAGGCTAGTCTATATGTTTATCACGCTAATCTTAATCAGTCCAAGCGTGAGCGGTCTAAAGCAGATTTACAATTAGTTGCTAAGTTGGAGCAGGAGTTAGAATCTGATTTTCGTTGGGTTGATGAGAGTGGTGGTGCAAGAGTTATTCACGGTTATGTATCTAGTGAAGAGCCTGGTTTATTGCAACCACACGCTAATAAAAGTACCGTAGTTATCTGCACTAGGTTAACATGGAGAGCAATTAGTCAGCGGAGGTTCTAGTAATGCAGATTAAATACGATTGGCCGGATATGCCTATAGGAACTCCACTGTCGTTTGGTGGCCTTCTTGTGCTTAACGGTCAAGTGATGGAAATGACCGAAGAACAAGAAGAGTCATTTAAAAGAACTACGGGCCTGACGTTTACGCAGGCCGCTCGTAGTACCGCACAGCTATCTATTCCACGAAAGAAGGTGAGCAATTAATGGCAACAGCAGCAGGTATTGGAGCTACCGGGTTTGTAGGCGTGGCGTTTGAGACTGTGAAAGGTACTTACGTAGCGCCTTACGCACACGTTCCGGTTCTCTCCGAATCGCTCAAGTATACTGAGGATAAGTATTATTCTCAGCAGCTTCGTCAGCAGGTTATTGACTCTCAGGTTACGCCTGGGTATTACCATATTGCTGGCGATCTGGAAATGGAAGTGGATGTTCACTTCCTGCCGTACTTCCTCTACGCATCACGACATACATGCACTAAGGCAGGCGGAGGTCCGTATACGTACAACTTCACTCCTCTGACTGATGGAGCAAGCTCTACGAATGCTGGTACTGTGCTGCCTAAGACGCTCTCTATCACCTGTGTCCGTAACGGTGAGGTGTTCGGCTACACTGGCTGCACTGTTGGTCAGTATTCGTTCACAGTTGATGGTGGCGTGCTTAAGCTGACGGCGAGCATTATCGGTGAAGCTGAAGCTGAGCAGTCACTACCTACTCCTTCGTGGCTTGAAGCTGATCTACTCGGAGCAGATTCGCATAACGTGTTCGTTGCTGCTGCTGCTATCTCTCCGTCGTGGGGTGCCGCTGCTGACGGGTTCAACGGATTCACGTTCATGGTTAATCACAATGCAGAGCCGCAGAACCGCATTGTTGCTAATCGTGGCGCGAGCTTCGTTAAGTTCGGTAAGACGGACTTGGAAGTGGACTCGGAGTTGGACTTCCTCGACCGTGTTGACTATGACAAGATGGTCAACAGTGCGAAGGCTGCTTTCAAGCTAGAGTCAACAGTCGGTGGAGCAGCATACAACGGTACTGTGCCGGGTGTCTCACTGGCAGCTAACAACTGTGCGTATGACACCTACGATATCAACGTCGGTTCAATCGACGCTATTATCATGGGTGGATTTAAAGGTCACGGCCTTGCCCAGGTCGGCGGTAACGCATACGAGATCAAAGTGTGCTCGCCGACCAATGTTGGTATAACGACCTAATCAGTAAATAACAGGAGACGAATAAATGCCCGTAGGAACGGTAACGCAAGAACCCGTCCGGTATGAGTTGACATCCCTCCCGCCGGACGGGTTCGTTACGCTCAGACAGCTTCCCTATTGGGACGTACTTGAGCGTAGGGACCAGGGTAGCAAAGCTATCATGGAGCAGAGTAAGCGCAAGCCCGGTCAGAAGAAGGACGATGATGACACCAAGATGGTAATTGAAACTTACCAGACCTGGGAGCGGTTCTACACGTTCAAGAACTGTATTGTCGATCACAACATCACTGATTCTAATGATGTTCAGCTTGACTTCAACAAGGAAATGACGCTTCGTATGCTCAATCCCAAAGTTGGTGTCGAGATTGAGAAGTTGATCGACAAGCTCAATGCAGAGGACGAAGCTGATGAAGAGCTTTTTCCAACTGCTGCTTCTTCCTCCTCAGCAACAAAGGTAGCGACACCAGCACTAGAGCAGGAGTCATTGCCGAAACTTACGACAGCCGGTTAATAAACGAGTGCATCATATGGTTGAGGATAACCCGCCTGTGCAAAGAGTTTAGTATTTTACCTGAGCCGGGCGGGTTACTTCAACAACAGAAAGGTACTGTTATGAGATTGGAAGCAGTACTAAATGCCACCGCTCGTTATGAAGAAGCAGAGATGAAGCGGAGGGACAAGTAATGGCCCGAATGTATGAGATGAATCTCGTCATTCGGTTGCAAGACCGTGCCTCCGCACGTATGCGCCGTATCGGTGGAGATATGAGCGCGCTAGCTCGCCATGCTCAGGCTCAAAACAGACTAATGCAAATGCAGGCGCAGTCACAGTCAGTACAACTTAAGCAAGGTATAGCATTAAATAACCTTCGATCATTAGAGAGTAAAGACGGCGCTAAGCGGTTAGCTAACCTCACTGCACAGTCGAGAGTAACGGCGCAACTAGCAAGGCAAGAAGCTGCAATGAACAAATCACGGAGAGTACGTGGGCAAGTTATTCAAAAAACAATACCTTACCAGAGCAGAGAAGCATTTATACGTAAAGAGACTGACGCAGAACGTCAGCAGTTCATTAAAAAGAAGGGTTACAACAGATTAGAGCAGGCAATGCTCTATGACCTTCTTGCTACACGTACTAGGCAAGCCGCTTTAGAAGCGGGTATAAGTAGTGAGATAGCTACTCAGAATAGGTTATATGCTGGGAGTGCTACTGAGTTAAAGATACTCAATGAGCAAATTGCTCAGCGCCTTGCTTTGGAGGCTAGAGGCACTCAGCAAGCTAATCGCTTTCGCACTGGTAGAGGTATTGCACACGCAGGCTCACTCGCGTTTATGGGCGGCGCTGTTACTACAGGGCTAGCTGGACTCGCAGCAAGCTCATATGCCAATTTTAACGTAGGCGCTACTAAAGCAGCCACGCAGGTAGGCAGCACTAATTTCATAGATAGCCAGATAGGTGTGCGTAAGGCTATTGAGCAGACTCAAGTAGCTACTAAAGCCCTTGAGGAAAACATAATGGGGATGGCTAAGCGGTATCCTGCTGCTGCAAGTGAAATGACTGCCGCTTCTTATAACATCTTCTCTTCAATGGACTTAGGCAACACTGTTCAAGAGCGAATGACGAATGGCATGAAGGTTCTTGAGGAGGCTAACAAAGCTGCTGTTGGTGGGCAGGTCGATCTCGCTACAGCCACAGATACACTAATCACAGTATTTAACGACTTCGACCCTAGACTTAGCAGTTTGCATAAGAACATGGCAGAACTGTTTGCGATTGTCAGGTTTATGCGCGGTGGGTTTGAAGAGCTTAACGCTGGTATGAACAAGCTCGCTCCCGCAGCTAGACAAGCAGGACAATCGCTACTTGAAGTGGGCGCGGCGTATGCTGTTATTACGCAGGCGATCCCCTCTGCCGCACAAGCCTCCACAGCAGAGGCTAGACTGTTGCAGTTTTTTGGCTCGGATTATTTTATCAAGGGTATGCGAAAGATGAAGCAAGAAGTTACGTATGTTGCTAAGAATGGCACTAGGCAACTGTTGCCCTTCTTGACTATTATGAACAAGATCTTAAAAGCAGAACCCAGTCTTGCTGCTGGTGGACCCGGCTCCCAAACTTTTATGAAGAGGATCTCTGATCTAGGTAGTCCGACAGGTAAGGGCGGTACTCAGGGTACTATCTTCCAGCAGAGAGCTTTTTCCGTTCTGGTTACAGAGCATCCTAAGCACCGGAATATTCTCAAGCAGATGAAGCAGGATACTATTGAGTACGAAAAGTCTGTTCAGGCTCTCTCAGATACTTCTGGCGTTAAGTGGAAGATAGCTATGAATCAGCTCAAGATTGCTTGGATTGAGTTCGGCAAAGCAGCTATGCCTGTCTTGCTGAAGGTACTTGAAAAGTTAACCACCCTGTTTAGTATGTTTAGTAATACGTCCGGTAGGAATAAACAGCTTATAGGAACTCTAATTGTAATCATAGGATTACTCGCCACTGTGGGGGGTTTGTTCGCCTCGACGTTCGGCGGCGGTATGATGCTATTAGCTACCGCTAGATTATGGAAAGTACAGAAGGCTCTAGGAGCAATCGAAGCCGCTAATGCAGGTGTAGCCGCTAGTTCAGTTAAAGCAACAAAAGCCGCTCGTATTTTAAGCGCTACGTTAAGCACCCTAGCTCTACTCGGGCCGATTACTGTTGTTGTAATCTTGAAGGTCTACGAGGATGAAATAAATAAATGGCTACGTAGATTTAGGATCGGTAGATGGGCTATCGGTACAGGTAAACCTATCCCCCTCAAAGTTCAACTTGAGTACCTTAATGATCCTAAGAAGATGGCACAACTGCCAAAGTTTGCTCAAGAGGCGATTAAGAAGGCTGCTGCGGCTAGAGCGGTAGCTGCAGATATCGCGGCAGCAAAGTTAGAACTTAAACAAGCTAACGCAGAAATCGCTCGCGTTAATAAAGCGACACAAGCAGAAGAAAAGTACGGACAGTCTAGGCTAGATTGGATCACTAGAGTTAATGCTGCCGCTAAGGATCAGGCGAAGAAGCTGGTTGCTTACGAGAAGCAAGTAGAGAAGGCTAAGCTACAAGCTGCTCAGAAAGCTAAAGACGCGAACGAAGCCACTATTAAGCAGATGGAAAAGTTTATGCAAGGTAAGGAGAGCGAGTTCCGCGCTACGAATAAACAGGGCACAGACCTATTCGGCGGTCCAATGTCTGGTGGGCCTCTCATGGGAGTGTTCAACGACATTAACAGTACTCTGATGGGTTTCGGCATTAAGCCTATCAAGATCCCTGTGCAGTTCATCTTGCAAGATCAAGCAGCGCAGCTTAGTAACTTTGAGGATTGGCGCAAGGGCTTAGATACCCTATCCAAGAAGCTAGGCCCAAAGTACAAGGGCATGGTGCTGGACTTGCAGAAGCAGGGCATGGCGTCAATGCCTCAAGTGTTGTCAATGGCGGCGGCTTCGCCTAAGCAACTCACGCAGTGGAAAACTAACTGGAAGAAAATAAACGACGCAATTGAGTCTGCTACTACAGAAGACATGAAAACTCTCACAGACCTGTGGGCTACGTACCCCAAAGATGTGCTGTTCAAAATACTCAACGGTTTGCAGAGTGAGGATAACACATCGCTTGAGGCTGGCTA